ACTACCTCAACACTTCCAAGCCCGCAGGCTTTTGTTAATCCTCGAATTTGGATCCTTGGCGGTTTTTTCGCTCGTCAATTTCTTCTTCATCCCTTCCATACGGGCGCAGAAGGAGTCGCGGCGTTTGCCGCCCTCTGGTTGCGGAGCTTTCAGCCCGGGCTTCCCCGGGTTCGCCTTGTTGTAGGAAGCCCGACCTTTGGCGTTCAAGCCGCCTTTCTCGGATTTCCCTTCCTTGCGTGTCCATGCTGGTGATTTAGCCATAGAAAACCGTTGCTGTTACGCTTGCACCAAGCCCAACAAAAATGCCGTTGGGGCAATAAATACCTTCGCCGGGCACAGGTACAGGCAGTCCAACTGTATTGAATGTGTCCAGCTCAACATAGATGTTTGTGTACATTGTCACCGTACCGGAAGCCGTGCCTGATGTCGCTGAAGTAACCGTAAACGTGTTGGTTGTAACGTTAGATACTTCATACACGCCGTCACGCATTGTGGTTCCAGCAGCAACGTCCAAAAACACTCTCTGCCCATTTGCCAAGCCATTGTCGTTAATCGTAACCGTGACCAACGTCCCAGTACGACTCCAAGTTCCTGTCTTTTTTACAGACGGGTCTGCAATAGCCATGTTCCTTGCAGACACAGTAGCCGTCGTTACCGTCACACCTTTTAAGCGGACAGCATAAGTCATAGCATTGCCAGATGACTGGGCATGATAAGACTTGACGTCATACTGCATCGTCATTGCGTATTACCCGTAGAAAATGGTGGACGTAACATCTGCACTGGGAAGCCCAACATAGATGCCGTTAGAAGCCAAAATGCCTTCGCCGGGAATCAACGTGTAAAACGCTGTGCCGCTAGAGCAATCAAACTCCGCCAGAATTTTTGCGTACAAAGTCACATTACCGCTGGTAGTAGCTGATGCCACAGTCACGGTAAAAGTGTTTGTTGCTACGTTTGCAACCGTGTAAGTGTTGTCTTGTGCCGTGCCACTGGTAAAGTTTAAAAAAACTCTATCTCCGTTTGACAACCCATGATTGGCGATTGTTACTGTACAAGTAGTGGTGCCGGGGACATCATACGTACCTGTTGAAGTTACGTTGTCACAAATTGCTATGTTAAACGTTACAGACGTAGACGGGGAAATCAACACCCCTTTTAAACGGGTGCGGCTGGCAAACGCAACGCCAGATTCAGTGTTGTGATACGACTTGACGTCATATTGCATCGTCATTTTGTTGCTCCGGTTCTGGCGCTTCTAGCCTGTTTATGAGCATCTGGTACGCCTCAATTGTGCCCTGAGCTTTGAGGAGGAAGGCTTCCGCCCTCCCTGCCTCTTTTCTCAAATCAGCAATTTCTGCTTCCAGAAATTCCTTGGTTATCTGCATATTAAGGCGCGACGTTTGTTGCCATCAAGTAGTACGGAGTACCGGCGCTGTCCACGATCCTGATTGTGTGGGTAGAGTCTGCGGCCACATCGGCCACAACCATAGCTGCTGGGACATTGAACAAGTTTGCAACAGTGCCTGTACCGCTGTTTGTAAAGCGGATGAACGAAGCATTTGTCCAAGTACCGCCAGAAGCAAAGTCAGAATCAGCTTGGATAGCTGCAATTGTGCCGCCGGGGTTTGTGGATGTACCACCCAAAGTAGCGCGAAGAGCGTTACCCGCACCAGAAATAGTGCCGGAACCGTTGATGCTCAAGCTAACGTGTGCACCGTTGACAGTACCGCCAGTAGCTGCATCAGCGCCTGTGACTCGTGTCAATGCGCGAATGGTTTCGCCAGAACCGGTGGAAGTAAATTCCAAGCGGTTATACGACAAGCGTGTGTCGCCTGTAGTAGCTGAAGTGGTGGCGTATGACTCGGAGATATTGCCCGCAGTAGTCTCAACGACGGGGCTGGAAGCTGTTCCGGAGATAAAGCCATTTTGTGATATGACTGGGCCGGAGAACGTGGTATTTGCCATGATTTTTTCCTTACATGCAAGTGGGGCGTATCTGTCTGCATGTCGTCAGCCGGGACTGTCAGATACACCGGAAAACCCCGGAATGGTTTGAATATACAGCAAAAGAAAAGGAGGCGCTAGCCCCCTTTTCTCAAGTCGCTTACGCGCCTGCTGAACCCCACATACCGAGAGGATCAGACCAGCCGAAGCTGTAACGCTCACGAGCTTTGTAACGGACGTTGCCGGTATCAAAGTCGCCGTCCATCGAGTTAGCCAAAGGCATACGCTCGAAATGCTTCATGCCGTTTGGAACGTCGGTAATCAAATACCAGCCGTTTGTGTCGGTCAAGAAGTGGTTGACGGTGTAGCCTTCAGGCACTACGCCCATCTGCTTCAACGCGTTGATGTCGTTGTCAGCAGTAGAGACGCGCAGTTCGGTGTCCAGCAAACGCTTGGCAACGAACATCAGTGAAGGAGGAACAACCATCTTGCGAGGCTTGGCGGCGATCAACAGACCACGCTCATCAGTCCATGCAGCGATTTGAATCACGGCATTTTCCAAAGAGGTTTCGTTCAAGTCCACACCAACGGTGGGGCTGTTGTAGTTCACGCCACCGTTGACCAGTGGGTGACCAACGCGAACGCTGGAGCTGTTGTTACCGAACAAGGTGACACCGTCACCGCCCAAGTAAGAGCCGTTGAAACCGTTGTTGATGACGGAAGCAGCTTTAACTTGTTTGGTGAAGGCCATCGCACGGGCCAAGGCTTTGGTGTAGCGAGCAGACAGGCTGTCGTACAAGTTATCTTCAACCGCTTCTTCAGTGATTGAGAAACCCAAAGCAATGGTTTCGTGGTTGTAGCGGGCGGTGAATGCTTCTTGCGCATTGTCGTAAGCGATGGCAGAGCCCTCGTTCTTAACAGGTGCGGCACCGAAGCCAGCCAGCTTGGTCTCTTCTTCAAAGCTACGCTCAGATTTCTCTGTTTCGTAGATCTCTTTGTGCTCTTCGCCGTAACGTGCATATTCCATGCCGAACAAAGCGTTCAGGCCGGGGAGCAGTTCTTTGAGTAGTTGTGCGCGTGAAATAGCCATTTATGTGCTCCTTAGATACCAACGGCGTTGGTGTAGGCGTGTGCGCCGGGGTTGAACTTAACCAACACGTCTGGGAAGGCATCGGTAATTGGGGAAGCAAAACCAATGATCTTGAACGCGGCAGCGGTAGTGACAGTGGTTGACTCCAATGCGCTGGTTGAGTTACCTGTACGGGTATTACCTGTAGAAGTAGACTGCACAGCAGCAAAGAAAGTGTTTGCACCGAGGTCTGACTGGTCAGCAACGCCGTCCAATTGTGCTTGGAAAGTCACATTGGGGTCGGTGATAACGTATGCAGTCACCACACCAGTTGTGCCAGATGGGTAGTACTGAGCGTAGATTACTTGACCTTGCGCGTTAACGTAAGAGCAACCAACGAACACACCCCAAGCACCCAAAGTGTTGCCACCGAGGTTGTTGGTAGTCAAGTCTGCGCCGGTGGCGGTAGACAAAGCGATGTAACCATCAGCACCGATGATGACGACTTGCCCGTAGAACAGGTTTGTGCCTTCACCAGCAGGGTCAATCAAGAATTGACTCGTAGCGCCAGCATAAGGCATGCCGTCGTTACGGTTTACGGGAATTAGCCCGTAGGGGGAAGCTGTAGATGCCATTTAAGGACTCCTTGTTTATTTAGAACCTGAACCAAAACCCGCACCGCGACTGGTTGAAGACTTGCGGTCTGCAAACAAAGGCATGCGCGAATCATTGTTTCGCATGAAGTGGTTATCCACTGATTCCATCTGGTTCTGAGCTTGCTGGTCGTAATAGTCGTCTCTGGAACGTGCTCTTTCGGCGGGCATCTTGCAAAGCATTAACCCACCAATTTCGACGTTTCCTGTCGCGGCTGAACCAGTAATCATCAGTTCCGGATGGTCTACTGCTTTCACCGGTTCCCAGCCATCGCGCATCTTGCGAGACACGTTGGTTGGTTCAGCCTGTCCCAAGACATGGGTTGCTACCCAACGGTAGACATATCCGGGTTCAGGTGTCGGATCGGGCAGCGCAGTCGGCGGTACGTATACAGCACGAGCTTGCTTGTCGCGTGAAACATTGTCACGAGGGGTACGGTTTTCAGCCATTTCAATTCTCCAATTTTGCTACTTGAGCAGCATACTGCTGCGGGGTTAATCCAAATTT